CGCTTAGTGGTGACTTAGCTGTTAATGGCGGAGATATTACAACTACAAGTACGGGTACCGCCACTGTGTTTAATGCTAATGCAACGACTGTAAATATTGCTGGTGGTGCTACTACAGGTACAACAGTTGGTAATGCTACGGGTGGCGTCACTCTCAATGGAAATGCTACGGTTACAGGTGACTTAGCTGTTAACGGAGCTACCAGCGCTGATATAACGACTACGACCGCTACTGCTACTTTATTTAACACTATTGCCAGTACGATAACTGCGGGTGGCGCTGCAACCACAATTAATTTAGGTGTAAATGCATCAGGCTCGCCGACGACGCTAAATTTAGGCGCTACTTCAGCTAGCAGTGTGGTAAACGTTAATAGAGATTTGTCTGTAAAGGGGAATACGACCCTTGGCGATGCTGTGACAGATACAACTACAGTAGCGGGCGATCTCGCAGTCAACGGTGGTGATCTGACTACGACCCAAACTACCTTTAATTTAGTCAACGCGACGGCTACGACGCTCAACATCGGTGGAGCCGCTACGACAATCAATATGGGTGCCGCGACTGTTTCTGCTATAATAGGAGACACAGAGACGGGAACTTGGTCGACCAACTCAGATTACGCTGTTTTCAAGCACAAAGATCTCACTGATAGCACACAATATGCTCTTTTGCAGCAAAATAATGGAAACACGTATATCAATTCAGCCACGACGAGTACTTCGATAATTTTAGAGAATGCGGGAGATACGATCGGAACTCTAGATGATAACACCATATCTTTGACGGGTAAAAGTGCTACCGCTACAACAGCAACTATTGGTCAAACTACTGGGGCTTCTCAAACCAATATAAACGCAGGAACAAGTGGAATTAATTTAAACGCCGGTGGCGCGGCGAGCAGCGCCGCATTTACAACATTTCAGTTTAATGGTAGTGATTTAGCTTCTGTTGGCTATAATTCGACTTTCAATTTTTCAGCATGTAGCTTTACGGGACTGTCATCGTCACCATTGTTTGCTACGCTAGGAAGCATGTATGGACTTTCTTCAACGACGATTGACATAGGAACAGGAGAGTTAAAATTAGCAAGCGGTTCTTTTGCTGGATCAAGAAAAATTAGTATTGGTATTGGCGGAGATGGAACAGGTAATTCTGGTATACAGTCTATCTTTATTGGAAAATATAACATTACGGGAGGAATAAACTCTTATCTTCGTGGTGACAACGTCACCATAGGAGACGATGGCGGGGCAGTTACCATTGGAAGATCAGCAGCAAGTGTAACTTTTTCAGGTGGTATAGCCGTAAATGGTGGAGATATTACCACAACTAGCACAGGTACGGCGACTGTCTTTAATACAAATGCTGTAACTGTTAACATTGGCGGCGGGGCTACGTCAGGAATGACAGTGGGCAACGCGACGGGTGGCGTGACAATACCTGGTGATCTTGCTGTAAATGGCGGTGATCTGACGACTACGTCTTCTACGTTTAATTTATTGAACAATGCATCAACATTGAATATAGGTACTACCGGTATCGCAAGGACAATATCGATTGGTACAGGAACGACTGGCACGCAGACGATCGATATTGGAACCTTCAGTAGTAACGTGGCAGATATAAGAATCGGTAATTATAGCGGTAATGTTACTCCGTCAAATTGTGACATATATGGGGATACTATTAATATTGGAGCTGCTAGCGCTAGCGCAGGTGGTACCATAAACATAGGTACCTCTAGCAATACGCAAACGATTAACATCGGCCCCAGCGCGGCGTCTAAAACGATAACGATTGGATCAACCATTTCGTCCTCACCCGTCACGATTCAAAGTGGTACTGGAACTGTTACGATAACGTCTACGACGACTACAGAACCAGATGCTACAATCGGTACGATGCAAATCGGAACATGGCCGGCAAACACTGACTACGCTGTTGTGGGACATAGTTCTCTAGACCATACAGACGCCACAAATTATGCTCTTCTTCAAAGAAGTAATGGTGAGACTTTTTTGAATTGCGCGACATCGCAAGAACTATATTTACGATATGCTAACACGACTAGGATGCAAATAAATTCGACTGGGATGGGATTCTTTGGAGTAACTCCTGTCGCTCGACAAACAGGCGGAGCAGCAACAGCAGATCTAACTTATAGTTCGAATGAAAGAGACATGATCAACGCGATGTACACAGCTTTACGAAACTATGGATTGCTTACTTAATTGCCGTGACAAATCTACGAGGTAACTTCTATCAAATCGGCGTAAAGCTAAATGCAATAATTGACGCTTTACAGGCTTATGGTTTGATGTGATTAGGTTGGGCTTCTTCGATTTGGCGCCGCCCGTTACTAAACAATCGGCGGGAGCTGGACGTGACACGCTAGCGAATCTTTATATTATTTTGCGCGTGCATATAGATTAATCGCACGATGAAGATTGAGATCAATGAAGATCTTCTGCTTTTATTTTTTCGTTATCTTGTTCTTCTATCAACCCTCTAGAGACGAATAGTTCTTCAATATTAAATTTGTGTTTTGACTTGGATGAAAGTTTAGAACGTTTTGTGTCATCGTCTTCACCATTTTTAAATGAAATAATTTGTTCGATCGTCCATCCGCTATGAACGCCTAAAATTTTATTTTTATCTAAAGCTCTAATTTTCATAGTTTTGGCTAGTCTAACTTGGTCTATTCGAAGAACGTAATCACCTTCGTTATAAAATTCGCAACCTAACCACTCGACCTCCATCGTCTCGCCGGGCCTTAATAGAATCATAGAGCCAAGTGAAGGATCTAGTCTTGGTAGCGCTTGAAGTTCTGGATCATTGAGCCAAACGTATAACGCTTCGGGACTGTTAAAGATTGGAAATTTTTTTCCGACTGATCCTTTTTTTGTTGTGATTCTTACTTTTTTCATTAGATTGATTTTAAACTACCTATAATTTCTGAAATTTGATCCTCTTCATCGGGTCCAAAAGCTGCGCATAACAATTGTGGATGTTCATCGGGTTTTATATTAGAAGATTTATCAAAAATAGAATAAACGTTGACACCATTAAGTTCAGCCTTTAACACTAAGTTACTTAAGGCATCTTGTGAATCAACACCGATGACTTCCTTCGCAAATGAATCCTTAAGCCAATGTATTTCCTGCTGCGATAATTTGACTCGCAATTCATCGTTTCTGTCGGATTCATTGTTATCTAAAATAAATTGCATCGCCGCGTGGGCTACCAAGGATGCTAATTTTCCTCGTCTTAGCTTAAGATCTTTTCTAATAACGATGACTTGTTTTATGTTTTTCACTTAGTCTATGATTCCTAAGACTTTTTTAATCTACTTTTGCGAACTGTATATCTGCGTCTTTTGCTATTTCTATTTGCAATTCGCTTCTAATTTCCATTAAAACTTTACCCAACCAGTTTTCTCCGGTACCCTTACAGACTCCCCAAAATTTATCATTCCACTTATTTCCCAAAATTAATTGTGCGTCTCCTGTTGCAATTAGTTTGTGCGTAAGAAAAGGATTAGAAAATTTTTCTTTAATTAATTTACGCATAACGTCTATTTTTATTTGTTCCCAGTCTTCGCGCTTTAAAATTCCTTGACCCAGCTTTTTGGCTTCTAGCGGTCCATTGGCTTTTCTAATAAATTCCCTGATTTTAGGATCTAGAGTTTTAGCAGCCTGATAGGCGTGTTCGACAGTCGGATATAGTCTGCCTTCGAAGCTAATGGTGGAAGGATAGAAATTGGATAAAAACTCATACCCACTTTCTCGTGTAAATCTATCGATGATTGTCATAAATTGATTTTATCAAGTTTTTTGATTAGTTCGAAGTATAATTAATGCAGGTTTGATCGCGATGAAATTCATCGATCGATTTTATGTAGGACAATGTGTCGTAACGGATTTCACAGGTCCACCGCGACCAATGTACGCTATTGAAAACGATAGATTCAGAATGATGGAGGAAAACGTCATTCGAAAAAATTTTGTCAGTATCGTTATAGACTCTATCGTAGAAAACAATAATCTACAGTGGATAAAACTATTAACGGTACATGGATCTACGGGATATATACCGTCGATCTGGGTTAAACCTGTTTAACAAAGAGCTAATTATGGGAAAGACCAGAAAAGAATTTTTGGTACAAGAAATTAAAGATATAACGAGGCTCATAGAAGAATCAAGAAAAAATAAAAATAAAGACGTCGATAGTTACCGCAAACAATTAATTAAATTAATTCTAGAGTTAGATGCTCTGGGCAGGGACACTAAAGACGCCGAAGATAGTGAATAAAAAAAATAAAAAAAAATTGAAGCCCGGCGACCTAGTGGTTCTTGGAACCGTAGGTAAAACGAACTCTATGGTCGTTTGGGCGACCTGGAATGATTATGATTATTCGGCCGAAAAATTTTGGCCTGCGATCGTTGGTGAATTTCGTCGTGGAGATGTAGCTCTTGTACTAGAAATACACCAACCCGAAGTTGGACCCTTAGGCGCCAAAATATGTACTCAACAGAATATTGTTGGCTGGATTAACCATAGATGCTTAATTAAGCTCGGTGGTCCTGCAGAGACTTGAACTCTAATTTCGATATATTAATCGCGTCTTTACTTAGACGACAGGACCAATTGTGCATCCCAAATGTGATGCACTTTATTGCTCACTTCTTCTGCGCAGGAACAGCACTAGCAGCTGGAGCTGCTGACGCGCTTGCTGAAGGAGCTGCTGGTGCCTCTACTGCAGCGGATGCTGAAGCTGTTGTAGAAGGAACAGCCTCTGCGGATACTGAAGCAGAGGCAGAGGCTGCTGCGTTGGACTTGTCTTCAGACTTGCAACCAATTAGAGCTGCAGCGCAGCAAAACATAACAAACATATTTTTCATTGTTTTTTCTCCTATTGCCTTAATGGCGAGAGTAATTATAACATAAAAAGTGAGATGTATTCAAAAGTGTTTATCGCTTTTCGCAAAAGACTTTTATAGGATTAAATATCAATCTAATAATTAAGGAAAAGAAGATGACAACTCGATTTAATGCCGTAGACCAAGTCAACTTTAACGTACCTGGCGTCAAATCGGGATATGATGGTAACATTAGATCTGATTTGGTGATTCCACCTTGCGGATTAGAAGACGTTGATGTAGCTTTATTTACATTATTCGACAAAGAAATAGCGCCCAGCGCTGGAGGTAAAGACACACAGGAACTAAAACGGGTTCCTATAGTTTTCGCAGCGGGTGAAAAATGGGCGATGTTAAAACGAGGTCGTCCACTGAGGGATAGAAACAATACTTTGATCTTACCTCTTATAACGATTATGCGAACCAGCGTATCTCAAGCTCCTGATGATATTACAAGTAGAGGTATCAATCAACAGACGGGTGAAATCGTCGTAAGACGTAGGTTAGATAAATCTGACAGAGATTATCAAAATTTAATAAATCGCCAGTTGATATTAAATCAAGCAAATGTTGCTGTAACGAGTGGTTCGCAATATTCTTTAAGTAATGAATTTATTACAGGAAGAAAAACTGGTGATTTAAGCGATGACTTCGACAATGTTCGCGGTGCGCTGTTATTAACGAATAGAAAAAACAATATTTTCGAAACGATCGTCGTACCATCGCCCCAGTTTTATACAGCAACATATAGCGTAACCATTTGGACACATTTTACCCAGCACATGAATCAAATTTTGGAAAAAATAATGTCGTCCTATCTTCCACAAACAAACTCGTGGAAGTTAACAACAACAAAGGGTTATTGGTTCGTAGCAAAATTAGATAACGGCGCGTATAATGTCGAAACCAACTTTGAAGACATGTCGACATCTGAAAGATTTATAAAATGTACGTTCGACGTTAAGGTACCCGCATACGTTTGGGCTTCTACAGCACCAGGTGTACCTATTCCAGTAAAACGATATGTTTCGTCGCCCGTTATTAACTTTGAAGTTGAAAATAGATCAGTTAAAGACGCCACGGGACCAGAAGAGTTTCCAAATAGCTACTTGTTAGGAAATGACGATCCGACTTTACCGCTTGATGAGCAAACGAATGCAAGAAATGATCAACGTAGACCTGGTTGGCGCCAACAAGTAGTTCAACCATCGAACGCACAAGAAAACGATGGTGGTAATGATCCTGCGTTGACATCGTACCCAAGAGGGGTGTTTCCAAATCAATATCAAAAAATCCAGATAGGAAATGGAAATGAATTTAAATATGTAAAGATTGTTAATGTCAATCAAGCCACGGGAGAAACTGTTTATTCAGCAGCAGATTTCCAGGGTCTTAAGATAACGACTTCGTAAATTAAACTTATTTTTGTTTTATCACTTTTTGCAAGATATTTAATCTTTGAAATTCGACCGTGAAGGAGAAATGTAATGTCCGAGCAAGTTTTTAGATCTCCAAATTTTTATGAGCGTGAAATTGATCTTTCAGCACCAACAGTAGGTGGACCAGTCGGTACCCCTGCTGGCGTAGTGGGACCCTCAAATAAAGGACCAGCTTTCGTACCAGTTACCTTTGCAAACTTTAATGAGTTCGTAGAGACATTTGGCGATTTAGACACCAAATACTTTGGACCTTACGCCGTAAACGAATTTTTAAAGAATCGTACATCTTTAACCTATCTAAGGGTTCTTGGAGCAGGTTCCAGCGAAACGTTAGCAGACTTTGACGACACCCGTGTAAAAGGTACCGTAAGGAATGCGGGATTTTCGCTTCCAGGTACCGTCGCGGAAGCAGATTCTCGTCATAACAAGGTTGTTCAATTTATTGCAGCTCAGCATACTGTTTCGACGAACGAAGCCTATGGTATGCCAATGTTTTCGGACAACGATTCGTTCCCAGGTATTTCTGCAGGCAGCGAAGTAAACTTAATTCGTGGTATGTTGATGCTTCCCAATACAGCGAAAGCATATGTACTTGACGGTAATGAAGCAGCGCCTGTAGGAACATCAATAGCTACGATTGACGATCAAGCTCAAGCAAAATCAGTTAACGGTTCGTCAAAGTTCAAAATTGTTATATCTTCTTCGTTAGGTTCAACGTTCGCGAACGATGAAGGAAAAGTAGGCGTAAAAATCTTAACAGCGTCTTTTGATCCTTCCGCTGATGATTATTTCGGAAAGATATTAAATAGAGATCCTGATAAGTTTTATACAGAACAACATTTCTTGGCTGCAGATTTTGCAGTTGATTCACAAGTAGCTAGCGTCGCAGCCGACAACTATGTTGCGATGTTATCGGGTTCTGCTTTGACAGATAGCTCTTCAGGCGACCCAACTCTTACTTATCGTGAAATTTTTGGTTCCTTTAACACACGTTTCACGGCGCCACAAACCCCGATGTTCATTTCGCAACCATTCGGTAAGACAGAATACGATCTTTTCAAGATCGAAGCTCTTGACGATGGTGAATACGCTAATAAACTTTATAAGATTTCCATCGCCAATATTAAGGCATCGGCAGATTCAACCAACAAGTATGGTACATTTAATCTTCAGGTCAGAAAATGGGATGATAGCGATATTAGCCCAGTAATCATTGAACAATTTACAAATTGTACATTAGACCCTGATTCTGACAATTATGTTGCTAAGCTAGTAGGCGATCTAAAGGTCTATTATCATTTCGATGCAATTAATCCAAAAGAACGTCGCTTAATAACAGCGGGCAAGTATCCAAACAATTCCAAGTATATTCGAGTTGTTGTTGATGAAAAGGTAGAAAAGAAGTTAATACCTGATACAGCATTACCCTTCGGTTTCCATGGACCGAAATTATTAAAGACAAATAATAACCTAAATGCCCTCGCTGCTATTGCTCCTGGTGCGGGTCGTCTCGGCGGCGTTGGTTTAGCAGCAGATCACAAATTATCTGGTTCAATATTACCCCCTATTCCATATCGTTACAAGGTAACGCGCGGAGAGGTTTCGACCTTGAGCTCGATCGCTGGCGCACCAGGTACGAAGGAAGTAACACTCCCCGCCTTGTATTGGGGCGTCAAGTTTGAACGCAACGCTTCTTCTACAGACAACGAAGTTTTAAATCCAAACGTTATCACCGAAAAGAACGGATTGTTAGATTCATTGACGATGTTCGCGGGTATCGAAAAACTTGATGCCCTTCATACAGGATCTAACATCGATTCGTTCAACAGCAACAAGTTCTCGCTTGCCAAGGTTGCGCTCAGCAATACATCGATCAACGATGTTACTGGTTCTGCATCTGCACACATGAAGGAAGCAGCTTATATTAGAAACGCGAAGCCAGATTCTAATGATTATTCGGTGTCTGATGGCGTCGTTAATAATCGTGTAACATTAGCTACTTTGTTAGCTAAGACGACTGCAGCAAGCTTCAATCGTTTCTCGCAATTCGCGAAGTTCACAACATTCATGTATGGTGGCTTCGATGGCGTTAACTATCTTGATCGCGACTCACGTCGTCTAAACGACAAATCTGTGTCTTTCGATTCGGACGTGTTATCAACTGGTGGCGCAGCCTCAAACTATACAGCGCTTGGTTTCGGCTCTGCAGTTAACGGTACCGGAAAGTCTAACAACGGTGTTGCTTCATATAACACCGCCGTTGACATTATGACAAATCCATACATCGTCGGAATTAACGTTTTGGCAGTACCGGGCATAAGAGAACCGTATATCAACGATCTAACTTCTAAGAAAGTTAGAGATTATGGTCTTGCATTGCATCTAATGGATATTCCAGCATACAATGATGACGGTTATCGCTTGTATGACGATTCGACATCAAAACCAAGCGTTAAAGAAACCGTTGATGCTTTCGACGCAAGAGCAATCGATAATAACTACGTTGCAACATACTTCCCTGATGTATTCGTCGATGATACAACGAATGTTCGCCGCGTAAAGGTTCCTGCAACAGTAGCAGCTATTGGAGCGCTAGGATTTAACGACAGGGTATCTTATCCTTGGTTCGCGCCTGCAGGTTTCAATCGCGCAGCTCTTGACTTCGTGACCAATGTCGCGGTACGTCTCAACGTTGGAGATCGTGATCGTCTCTACGATTCGCGCATCAATCCGATCGCAACATTCCCAAGACTCGGTTTCGTAATCTGGGGTCAAAAGACGCTGCAAGTTAGTAAGTCTGCTCTCGACCGTGTCAATGTTCGTCGACTTCTTCTCGAAGTTAAGCGCATAATCATTGGCATCGCGAACAGAATCGTGTTCGAACAAAACACGCCAGCAGTTAGAAATCGTTTCGTGTCCGATTCGGTATTCCAACTCGGATTAATTCAAGCGCAAGCTGGCATCGAAGCATTCCAGGTTGTAATGAACGAGACAAACAATACGCAAGAGGACATCGATCTCAATCGTCTAAACGGTAGAATCGTAATCGTCCCGACGAGATCAATCGAATACATCGCGATTGACTTCATCGTAACGAACGCGGGCGTACAGTTCGTGTGAGAAATTTGAGTTGAACTATATAGTTAAGTTAGCATAGAACGGAGCATCGTAGATGGCACAATTAAAACTTGGCGCAGCAGGCGTAACAGCAAACGAAATAGACATTTCCGGTCCTGTAACAACACAACCAGTTGGCGTCCCCGCGGGTGTTATTGGTACAGCGAAACAAGGACCAGCTTTCGTACCAATCACCGTTGGTCGACTTTCGGATTTCGAAGCAAAGTTTGGTTCAGTGGATAGCAAACACTTCGGTCCAATAGCCGTTTTAGAGTGGTTGCGTAATGCGCAAGCTGTAACATATCTACGCGTACTCGGCGTTGGTGATGGTTTGGAAAGACAAGGCGCATCCGGCGCATATCCAGGTTCTGTTACTAACGCCGGCTTTGTTGTCGGTGAAAAGCAACCATATGGTTCTCTTGGAGCATTAAGCGAAAATCCATACGCCAATTCCAACGGACAACCAGGTAGAACATACTTCCTATCTTGTTTGATGTCTGAATCGGCTGGTTCAACTCACTTTAGTGATGCTGGTCTACAAGTCTCCGGACAAAATAAGGCGGCGCCAATCGTTAGAGGCGTCCTTATGGCAGCTTCTGGCGTTTTGTTAAGACTGTCTTCTTCCTTGGGTGGTGCCGTGTCATCGGCACCTGCTTCGACTCAAGTTGGTTCTACAGCAGCTTCACCGCTTGGTACAACTATCGGTTCTGTCGTGTTGACAGAGAATTCGATATCCAAGCAAGATTTCGTGTTATTGCTCAATGGACACAAAGGAACAGACGTAAATTATCCAAACGTATTAACTGCGTCTTTTGATCCGACAGCTAATAACTACTTTGCGAATGTTCTTAACCGCGATCCATTCAAGCTTCAAGAAGCCGGACATTATCTCTATACTCACTGGGATATTCATCCTTCTGTCGGCGTTGTAACTGGCGTTGGTATACTATCAGGAACGCACGGTGCAAACGCTGCATCTCACTTTGGTAAGACAGGTACTGAGACTTCCGCATTCTTGTTAACTTCCTCACAAGCATACAACGTTGGTACTTCTACAGTGCCAAATTTCGAAAGCTTCCAAGATCGTTTCAGTCACGCCAAATCTCCATGGGTTATTTCTCAAAAGTTTGGTGGTAAGCCCGTAAATCTATTCAAGTTCCATGCACTTGATGCGGGTCAAGACGTTTCAACTCTCTACAAGATCTCGATCGAAGATATCACCTTATCGACAGACGCTAATAACAGATATGGTTCCTTCACTGTAAAGGTTAGAAAGTGGGACGATAGAGATTCAACACAATCCTTAATCGCAACGGGAGAAAGCTTCGTTTGCGATCTCAACCCAACGTCTGATCGTTATATAGCTAAGGTAATTGGCGATCTTCACGTTTACCATGACTTCGATAGAGATATCGAAGAGCAAAAGATTGTGATAGACGGAAATTATTCCAACAACTCTAACTACATTCGCGTAGAGGTAGCTCCTGACGTTGAGAATGGCTTCGTAGATCCAACAGCGCTACCGATGGGCTTTAGAGGTGTTGCACACCTTATGACGTCAGGTTCGGCAGTGTTCCCGCAATTGCCAGACGTCGTAGACGATCTATACGCAGCCAACGGTGGTTTAACCGACCTCGATGTATTACGCAAGGTAGTAGAACCGCCAGTTCCATTCCGCAAGAAGGTTACAGATGGCGTTGTCGATAGCGAGACTGAGACAGCAAACTCCAAGTTCTATTGGGGCGCGCAATTTGAACAAGTCGAGACGATTACAAAACCGAATGCCAGCAATCAAAAGAATGCTTCGCTCTCCGCATTCGCGAAGTACTTCCCTGACTTCTCTACGACTGTAAAGCCCGTCCTTGTCGGCGATAATACTGGCGCAGCCGACACGGCCGAAAATGGTATTGTTGATGCTGATAGATTCTGCAACAATCTCTTTAGCCTTGAGCATGTTCAGGTTGTAACTGGTTCTAATGGAAAAGCTAACACGCTTGAATGGGATGAAGCAGTTTATGTTAGAACCGGTGTAATAGAGGCTAACGAGGCTAATAAGACTCGCGCCTTTAAGACAACAGATCTTTCAGAGAACTCAAATCGTACGTTCGCAAAGTTCACAATGTTCCTCCAAGGCGGTTTCAATGGCGTTAACGTCTTTGATCGCGATGAGTTCAACATTACGAACAACGCAGTTTCTTCGGATATGATATACGGAAACGATCGTTTACTCAACGAAGGTCCAAACGTCAAGGCTTATATCAAGGCAATTGACATTATGAAGAACACGACCAACGTCGATATTCAATTGTTGACCATTCCTGGACTTCGTCATCCTATAGTGACAGACTATGCGACTGTCGCAACCGAAGAAAGATTCGATGCGCTTTACATCATGGACATCGAACAATATGACGAAGATGGCACAGGAGCAGAAGACGAGGTTCGCTCGGATACTACTTTGGTTAACGTATCCAATACAATATCAAGTTTCCGAGACAGAAATATCGATTCTTCGTTCTCTGCAGCTTACTTCCCAGACGTATTATACGAAGCACCAGATGGCGTCAACGTCGTAATTCCACCTTCTGCACTCGTTCTTGGCGCTATGTCGCTTAATGATGCCGTCGGTCATCCCTGGTTCGCTCCAGCAGGTTTTACTCGCGGTGCATTACCAACTGCAGCGCTTGTAGCTAGAACACCACTATATGACACGGACCTAGATCCTCTATACGATGAGAGAATCAATCCGCTTGTTGCATTCACACCAGCTCCCAAGAGTGGAACGAATCCAGCATCAGGTATCGTAATCTGGGGACAAAAGACGTTACAAATCGCAGCATCTGCTCTTGATCGCGTAAACGTTAGACGTCTTCTCATCGAGATTCGTCGTCAAGTCCGCGAGATCGCAAACACAATTCTCTTCGAACAAAATCGCGAAGCAACCCTCGCTCGTTTCTCTGCCGCCGTTACCCCACGTCTCCAGAGAATCCAAGCGCTCGCAGGTCTCGAGAGATTCCGCGTCATCATCGATTCTTCGACGACAACTCAAACCGACGTCGAGAACAACACAGTTCGTGGTAAGATCTTTGTTCAACCGACAAAGAGCATCGAGTTCGTCAGCCTCGACTTCGTGGTGTCCAACAACGTAAATCAGTGAGATTTAAATGAAAATAACACGCCAACAGTTAACAGACCTTATTAACGAAGAGATTTCATCCGCCCTCCTAGAACGTCAGAACAGGCGTCTCCTGGAGGCGGCGGTTCCTGGTATGTCGCACACCTCCAGATATGACATGGTGGAGTTCGCAAAGGCATACATGGATCTTCCTCTCGATTTGAGAAAAGTCCTTGACTCCGTCTTGGAAGGCAGGGGAGAAAACGTGACCCTGGAGCAAGTGCAGGACCTGCACGACATCCTCACGGGTTACAATTCAGAACTCGACGACTACTTGGAGGATGCCCTCGCCGAGACGGAGGCTTACTACGACGAACGAAGACGACGGAACTTGGGAGCTAACCGTTGATTTAATCAATAATTTTTGAATACACAATTATATTTAGAAAAGGTGACAGGAGAATAAAACCATGGCCGCAGAGACATTAGACGTTACATCGATGATTCCAAATAAGTTTGAGCCGAAGCGCAAGAACCGCTGGATACTCATGATCGAAGGTATTGATGCATACATCATTAAAACAACAGCTCGTCCAACGATATCGACAGAAGAAGTTGAAGTTCCATTCATCAATTCGCGTAGATATCTTGCTGGTAAGACGACCTTCGGTACAATCGCAGTAACCCTACACGATCCAATCGCTCCATCTGGCGCGCAACAGGTCATGGAATGGGTACGTACCCACTTTGAATCGGTTTCCGGCCGCGCAGGTTACGCTGACTTCTACAAGCGCGACATCCAACTCAAGCTTCTCGATCCTGTCGGTACCGTGGTGGAGCTCTGGGACATCAAAGGCGCGTTTATCACCGAGGCCAACTTCGGTGAAGTCACCTACGAAGACGGCGGCCCAATGGAAATCTCCATGACACTCCGCTTCGACAATTGCGTGCTGCAGTTTTGAGCGATTATCAAATATACAAGTCAAAAGGTCTGTGGTATATTTACTACCATGGACCTTTCTTCTTTTAAATGCCCTGTTTGTAGCGATTACGGGTCTAGCAAATTGGATTCTCTTCGAATTCATTGCCAAAAAAAGCACAATCTTCCCACAAAAAAGTTATACGCTCTATTGTTTTTACCTGAAGGCAAAGAACCGACTTGCGCATGTGGCTGTGGCGAGACCACAAAGTTCTTGACACTTCAAAAAGGATTCTCAGAGTACATTCTAGGACACGCTTCTCGAGTGCACAACAACTGGGGGCATAATAAAGAAGCACAAACTAAAAGCCTCAAGAAAAGACGTGATGAAGGATTGTGGAATAAAGATCCGTGGAATCGAGGAAAAACAAAAGAAAATGATCCTGAATTTGCTGAAATAGCAGAAAGAGCTTATGGATCAAAAAGTTTTAAGCAAGCTAGATCTTTTAGTATGAAATTGTCGTGGCAAACAGGCGCTATTGTGCTTCTCACAGGTTCTTCTCATCCACATTGGAAAGGCGGCACATCTGCCTTGCAACCCCTCGTTCGTTCCCATCTATATAGTCGTTGGACCTTTCCCAAGTTGAAAGAGGGAGGTTTCAAGTGCGCCAAATGTGGTTCTACGGAAGACCTGGAGGTCCACCACAGTGGCGAGCGTTTCGCCACCATCCTCCACAAGGCGGTAGAATTGTTTGGAGAACCAGGAGAATCTTTCCTGGTTAAATCCCAAATATCCGAGTGGGTTACCAACTACCACATTGAACAGAATATTCCTGGGACCCCTCTGTGCATCCCGTGCCATGATTCTCTGCACGTGGAGGAGGATGTCATCCTACGCCGGGGTATCCGTTGGAACCCGTGAGAGCCATAAAATTTTGAGAAGGAATCGCTGTCAAGCCAGCGATCGCGCTGAACGTCGTTACATGGTGTTGCGATAGATTTCGAACGAATATTCTATCTGTTCTAAGTTCCGCTGTAAAAGATTCAGAACCGCTTAGGACGAAATAATTAGACGAAGAATTTACGCCATTTTTTGAAAATCCAAAAGCGATAGTTGTCCAAATTCCGCCTGTATTTTTTATAGTTAAAAATCTAGATACAGAGCCAAAATAAATTTCTTGAGTTTGGCCGGCAGGAAGATTAGACGATGTAACGAATGGTGTTGCAGAAATTTGATAAGCTGCGACGAAGCCTTCGTGAGGGTATGAATTAAACGACATATTGTTAGTTTGTTATTTTAATTCGTATCTTAAAAATATTAATTGTTAATTTAACAATTTTACGATTGCTTACTTCTGATTACTATAGAAAAGTTTTTAGATAAAGGAAAAATATGAGCACAGAGAATCGCGATCGCAATGCAGTTTTTACGGGACAACCTTTACCAGTGGGTGTAGATCCAAGGATGCCAGTGCAATCAGCTGCCGAGAAGGTTAAAGCCGAGTTCGGTCTCGATATACCACTAGAAACTGTGCCTTTGCCTTCTTCGGGTAAGGTTTATCCTCAAGGGTCTTCGCTATATGGTGTTGATAGCGTTGAGATTCGTCCCATGACTGCTCGTGAAGAAGATATTCTTACATCACGTGCTTTAATCAAAAAAGGAACAGTTATTACTGAGTTAATTAAGTCTTGCTTGGTCGATCGCAACATTAATCCCGTTGATCTTTTAGGCGGTGACCGCAACGCGTTGATGGTTGCGATCCGTATTACAGGGTATGGACCTGAGTATGGCGCGGAACTAGAATGTCCTGATTGCAACAATAAATCTCAGCACGAATTTAATTTAGCGGAATTACCAATCAAGCGTTTGGAAATTGAACCGGTTGTTCCAGGATCAAATTTGTTTGAATTCGTTTTGCCACGTACTAAGAAAAATGTAAAGTTCCGTTTCTTGACTGGACGAGACGAGGAGGAGATGGTTACTACCCAAGAGAAGCAAAAGAAATTGGGTATGAGGTCTGAGTCGAATGTGACGACTAATTTGTTGTACGCAATCGTTTCGGTAGACGGTATTGAGGATCGCTCTAAGATCGCTAATTTTATTAAAAATATGCCCGCGTCTGATTCTCTAGCGTTGAGAAATTATATTAGGGACAACGAACCTGGTGTTGTAATGAAACAAGAAACGTCTTGCTCTGTTTGCGGTCATTCAGAGGAGGTCCCGATGCCGCTCGGTGTCAACTTTCTTTGGCCTTCGGCCGGAAGATAAAGAGGCTATAATCCTGGAACCTGCCTTCGCCTTAATGTATTATGGCGGGTTCCTTTGGAGAGAAGTCTATAATTTACCGGTAACATATAAACGTTGGTTTATAGAAAGAATTAATAAAGAACTATCTCGAACGTCTGAAGAGGGTCATACCCAATCGAAGGCGCTTCATCAGAATAGTCCCGATGTTCGCGCGTTACAAGGACAATCGAGAACTCATTCGCCTAGTCGTTTAAGACGTTTCACTTAAGGGGGTAGTTTTTTATTTTGCGTATTATTTATCAACGTCTACATGCGAGGGTTTGTTGTGGAAGAAAAAAAGCCTATCAACGAATTAAAAGTTAACTTATTGGGTAAAGTATTTTTTGCTACGCTTGGCGCGTGGTTAGTGGGAAAGTTTGTAAATACTAAATTGCGTGGATCGCAGCGAGAAATAGAGGCGGTTGGTAATGCTCTCGCGGCTTCAAGACGATTTCAAGATGAATTAAATCGTCCAGGTGCGACAGTCGATTCTGTAGTACAGAAATTAGGTGTCAAGCACATGTCTGCGTCTGAATTTGAAAGAGTTCTTGGCGTACCTTGGCCATTGTGATTCAACAATTTGGTGATTTAGAATGGCTAACGGCGAAGAAGGAAAAGGGAAAGGAGTAGGACCCAAGAAAGAAGATTTGTCAGCAGCGTCTCAGATGGTCGCGTTGATGAATCAGATGATGAATTATAGCAATAGAATTTCTTCATCGTTCGAGTCACAAGCCGAAGCATCTGCCCAAATGGCAGAGAACATGAAAAACATGAGCACGGGCGAGCTTGTAAATCAACTCGTGCAAGTGAATGCGACCTTGAAAGAGGTTTTAGTCGCTCTTCAAAACTTAAACACGACGTCTAAAGCAACTTTCGACGCAATATCTGAAGGCGCACTAATTGCGGTCAGTTCTACAAGCGAATTATCAGATGCAACAGCTGAAGCTGCAAAAAAAGCTGAAGAGAGTAAAAGTAGCTACGAACAATTACGCGACAAATTAACAAAAACTGGTAAAGATGCATTGAATGCAAAAAGAAAGCTCCAGGCTATTGGAGATTATTTGCAAGACGAATTCCCAATTGCAGCAGGAGCAGCGCTCGGAGCACTTAGCGGATTACGTCAATCTTTCAAAAATGTTGTTGCACTTGGAAAAGGATTTTTTGGATTCGCAAAGACTATTGCGAAGAGTTTATTTTCGATTGGCACTTCTATTTTAAGCATACCGTTTAAATTATTTAATGGCTTAATCGGTCTAGCGCAACAAGGCGGTGGAGGCGTTAGCGAATGGGCTCAAGCGCTGAATGATCTAAGAAAAGAGTTTGGATCATTACAAGAACCGTTAAATAAAACAATTATTTCTGGCGCCAAAAACATGAATGGATTTGCAGATTCAGGTTTAAACGCCATGCGAGTGTTCGGAAATGCCGCCGAGCGTGTACAACGTTTTAAGGAACTTTTCGTAGCGGGTGGTGCAGCGCTACAAGGATTTACAGAAGAATTTGACAAAAATGGTGGAGCAATTCTTGGGTTCCAAAAGGGCTTGGGGGCTACCGATGAACAAATGGGTGCGCTCGCAAGACAAGCGCAGGCAACAGGTACGTCATTAACCAAAAATTTAATTGATATAACGAAGCAATCTCAACATCTTGGTAAACAATTTGGTGTAAGCGCCAAATTAATCTCCAAAGATATGTTTAAGGCAACTGCCGACGTTAGAAATTTCGGCAGCATGTCAGCAAAACAAGTCGGTGTCGCCGTAACGTATTTCCGCAAATTGGGCGTCGAACTTGACAAAGTGACAGGCGTAATGGATGCGTTCCAGACTTTTGATGAAGCTGCCGATAAAGTTTCAACGTTAAATCAGGTCTTTGGCACTAGCATCGATGCAATGAAGATGGTCAATGCCGAAAATCCTGCTGAAAGAATTGAACAATTGCGCAAGGAATTTGCAAGAGCAGGTATCGATGGCGAAAAAATGACAATGGCCCAAAGGTCATTGGTGAAGTCATTGACCAATCTCGACGACGCCGAACAAAAATTAATATTCTCGTCCAAGAATAGAGGTGTTTCTTTAGACAAGTTAAGAAAAGAAGGCGATAAAGCTGAAAAGAAGGAGATGTCTCAAGCCGAAGCGATGAGCAAACTCGCTGATTCAATGGACAGGGTTTTGAAATCAGGTTCAGCTATGCAAGGAGGATTTTTCGATCAATTCGTAAAAGGTTTCACCGATGGCATCATGAGGACCAAAGAGATGCAAGAATTGATGATCAACATTCGTCGTTCATTAATGGAAGTCTACCATGCTGGTGTGCGATTAGGAAAAGCTTTCGTCGAATATTTTCCTGGTGTGAAAGATTTTCTCGGTGGATTAGCCGAATTATTTCGGCCAGAAAAATTTAGAAAATTAGCGAACGGCGTTACCGACGTTTTTATTCAGTTTTTCAAAGATTTAGAAACAGGTAAAGCGTCTTTTCCGGAGTTGATGGAGAGATTAAAAGAAAAATTCTTTGATTTTTTTAATTCTGAAAAGGGAGCAGGGCAGAGGGTAATGGGTGGCTTTTCTAAAATAATGATGGCCATTCGTGTTATCATAGCGGGCGGAGTAAGTTGGGTTTTGTCGACAATTACCGATATGGTTAAAGGCATCGTTAATTTTATTAAAAACCCGACTGAAGTACCAGGAGCTGGAAAGATTGGCGATGCAGCGCAAGAATATATCAATCCAATTGCTACGGCATTCAGAGATGGCTGGAAGGAATTATCACCAGCATTGAGCGAAATGTTCAGTTTGTTGTTCGATAAACTTGTTAATTTCCTGAGGGATAAAGTAAAAGCCTTCGTAAAAGACCATTGGGCACCAATGTTATTATATTTCGCTGGCCCTATAGTGGGTCGAACATTGTTGGGAGCAGGAACCGCAGCGTTGGGTAAAGGCATCGCAAGTATGGTGTCTTCTGCGTTTACTGGACCTGTAGTAAATCAAGCACTTTCGACTTCGACAACGGTGCTTACTAATAATATGGGTCAGGTAATTGGAACTGCCACAACTACCACTGCCACGACAGCTGCACCTGCCGCAGCAGGCATGTGGACTAAAATTGGATTGTCGATGAACAAGGCAGCAGGCAGCGTTGGTCAATTTATGTCATCCAACGTGGGTAAATTCTTAGGAAAAGCCGCAATTGTCGCTGCTGTCGCAACGGCTGCCGTTGATGTTGGCGCGGCGATTAGAAAATATGGCGACGATTTAGAAAAGAAGGGTTTTGATCCTGCAACAGCGAAGATCGCCGCCGGTACTACGGGACTTATTAACACGCTTACGTTTGGGTTGATACCAGAAAAGGCGCAAGGAATTATTGCAGAAAGTATCGCGAAAATAGGAACTACTTTAGAAAAGAAATTAGACGAGTGGTTCGGACCTGGCTTGGCAGACAATTTAAAAATGCGAGCCGCTGCCGTGTTCCAAGTTTTCGGGGGTATAGGCGATTTAATATCTGGACTTTGGAACGGCGATTCAAAAAAGATAGATCAAGCTATAAAAGATATAGGAACAGGTATTTTAGATCTTCTTGTTTCGACATTCATATGGTTATACGCAGAATTACCAAAATTAATTTTGCAACTTGGTGTTTATCTAGTTCAAGGATTTTTTAAGTTAGTTGGTTGGTTAAATAACAAATTAGGAGATATTTTCAAGGCCTTAGAAAATATTCCAATTTTTGGTCCTCTCTTTGGGTTAATTGGCGATTTCTTTCATAAGATAGGTAATTTGTGGAATTCAGTAGCTGGGTTGTTTGGTAAATTCCAAGAACTTTTGAAAAGTATCAATGTGACTCAATGGTTTAAGGACGCCTGGGGTTGGATGACGAAGTTTTTTTCAAGTGGCGAAAGTAGTGGCGAAGGATTCTTTAGTAAGTTGTTTGGGTGGTTCAGGTCTATCGTCAAAGTTGTCGAAGAACCGTACAGGTTAATCAGAAAATTATTTAACATAATATTCTCTTGGGATACCAAAAAATCTTTCATGGAAAACATGAAAGACAAATGGGACGCAACAGTTAAGGCCTTTACTAGTAGCATAGAGACGGTAAAAGAAGCTTTTAAGCAAATCCTACAAGGTCCAAAAGATGCGTGGAATTGGCTTAAGGAAAACTTTACTTTTCAAAATTTCAAAAAGCTAGGCGGACAAATGTTAGACGGTCTGCTAGACGGTTTAAAGGCTCTTAAAGAAAAAATTGTCGAAAAATTTACAACGCCGATAAATGATATCAAGATTTTTCTTGGGATAGCGTCTCCATCGAAATTGATGTCACAAATGGGTGACGATATGGTCACTGGTATTTTAAAGACCCTAGGAGAATTCCCAGAGAGCGCTCTAAAGTTTTTCACTGATTTTAAAGATGGACTTATTGCGTTGTTCTCAGGAGAAACATTTTTTAATATTTTTAAAGGAATCGTTGAGGGTATTAAAAATGCGCTAGGGGAAATTGCAGACTTTGGACCATTTAAAGCAGTCATTGATATAGCACGAAAAATCTTCAAAATAGGTTCGCCTTCGAAGGTGTTCATGAAAATAGGCGATCAAATCGTCGAAGGTATGTTTATTTCGATGGACGAAATACCAAAAAAGACAGGCGATGTTATGACTGACGCTGTTTCTGCAGCTCAAGATGAAATCACGAACATGCCACAAGTTGCGCCACAAGCGCAAGTACCGCCAAAAGTGCCGAACTTACCTGCAGGCGAAGTGAGCAACATGCTACAGCAAATGTCAAATCTCGCTGACGTAGCAGATAAGGCAAAAGGTGTAGATAAAAAGATACAAGAATTTAATCAAAATGCAAACTCGATCGCTAGCGCTTTGAATGGAGTACCTGCTGCAATGGCACCGATCGTTAGCGCTCTATCAAGACTGGGCGCTCTGTTGCAAGGTCAAAATGCGAAAATAGTAGAATCAACAAAGCAATTCGTCGATTTGTTGGATTATATACAAAAAATAGGAGACATTGGCGAAAAATCTTTCAAAGAAGATTTGGCTGTTAAAATCTGGAAATTGAACATCGTTGCCGGAACGCCCGGTCATGGTCTAAATTACCACTTGTCGCTCGTTCCTGAATATTACGAGCCGATCGTTGCCAGCGCAAATATTATAGCGAATTTAATTCCCGGCGACGCCGGCACTAAGGTGTTAGGGTCTGTTAGGAATTTTATTGAACTATTGGAATCAATTGACAAATTGGGAGACGTTGGCGTAAAAGCATTCAGCGAAGATTTAGGCGTCAAAATCTGGAAATTGAACACCGCTGCGGGGGATCGTTATCATGGTCTTGGATATCACTTGTCGATGGTTCCTGAAAGTTACGGACCAATAACCGACGCGTTAAAATCAATTACAACTTTCTTAAAAACTTCGTTGTCTACCACGGAAGTGATTGGAGCTCTAAATAATTTAACTGCATTAGCGTCGAAAGTAACAATGACGATAGATTCTGCATTGACTCCAACGTTAAAAGCCATGAACGACATGGTGAATGCAGTAACTCAAATTGACGCAGCGCTTTCAAAGGCGCATAATATAAATCTTAAAACGACCTTAGATAAATTTAAGGCAAACTTCGGTTCTGCATTGGGAAGTTCAGGTAAACACGTGGTTTCTGCGAAAGACGTAACGATAAATGTAAACTTTACAGTTGCGATCGATGCGACCAAACTCGAAGGCGCCATATTAGAAGCAAGCAATTCGAAGATTAAAGGAAGAATAAATACGTTGATCGGTGCCATAAAACAAATGCCCGACGCAGAAGTTGGACTGAAAGATGCAGCTCCCGGTACAGCCTTTAAACAAATAAAAAATGGCGTCGACAATGGGAAAGGTCTTTGAAGCTAGGAAATAGAGAATCATGAATAAAAAAACTAGAAAAGAATATTTGAAAACGTTGCACACCGATAAATTTTTTAATCATGCCTTGAGTCTTTTGACAAACGCAGAAGAAAAAGAAAAAATTAAAGCATTCGCTGAAGACGTTTTTATTCAGCTATTGGAAGGTTCTAGGACTATAGAAAAAATTACCAACGAACACCCAGAAAAATTGGCAGCAGTTGCGGAAGGACGAATATCTAAAGATAAAGAGCCTAAAATTACTAAAGATAAGTGAGAATTGATCAGTGGCCGATAAGAGCAAAGATACAGGTACGGGTGGCATAAACATTGATGGTGATTTATACACCACAGACGTCGTTGTACCCAATTCTCCAGAAGACAGTAGCGGTGGTAGTCAAGGAAAGTATTCACCAGGCGATATTGCCGTTGATAAAACTGTAAAAGATATTTCGAAACCAACTCGTGAGACGTTCGCCAAATATTTGAGCAAAGCTACGCTCGGTCAAACTGGCGCTTCTTCGCATAAGAATGTTTATCCCGTAGGAGCGGGTGAAGCCACTGACTTACAAGAAATATCTTTAAAAGACGCGAATGGTAATCCTACGCAACCAGGCGTTCAAAACAACGAAGCAAAATTTGCCGCCGAGTTAAATCAAGGAATAGGTTCAGATAATCCTGCGGGTATTAAAAAGGGCATAGCTGCAGGCGTAGCAGTCGACGGCAACGAATTATTAAAAAATGCTTCTACTCCAGCGCCAGCAACAAGTGATTTCATTAAATTCGTAACTTCTACTTCGTCTACTGGCCTACAAGAACCAATCAAGTCATACACTCAAATAAAACAACTAGACCCAAATCTTTTTGATCCAAATACAACTAAGGTTGTATTGACCGACGGTACTTTAGGACAACCTTCTGCTGGTCTCCGTGACATCAAGATTATTTCTGCAAATTCTAGTGTAGAAGTAGACGGCGGCACTTCAAAGAATATTCTGGG